ATCGAAACGATGTCTGGGTTCGCTGTGGTGCCCGTCGCCGCCGTGTTGAGGGTCACCGTGTTGTTGTTGTTGTCGCGGACGTAGTCGTTCGTCTGGCCGCCGCTGTTTTCGCGGAGCAGCAGGCCGTTCTGATAGACTTGGATCTCGGTCGTGTCGTCCATCGAGAACGGGAAGACTGACTGAGTGGACGTGACTTCGAAGTCGGTACGCAGGAAGGACGTGATGGCCGTCGCGCGGATCTTGTAGACGGTGACAACCTCTGCGTCGCTACTGTTGCCACTGATGGTTAGCGGGTCGCCAGTCGGGAATGTGACCGTACCGTCCAGTCCGCCCGTGGCACTGGTGGTGTAGTCATTGCCGACACCCTCAGTTTTCAGCAGGCCATTTCGGAAGACCACCAGCGTGTCGTCTGCCGTGTGGCTGTACTGAAGAACGGTCGTGCCGTGCGGGTAAGCTGCACCAGTCGAAGGGTCGACGGTCGTGCCGATAATGTAGTCTTGGCGACCGTTGAAGATCGGCGCGCCAATGTCGCCCACGTTCTGGCCAGCTTCGCCGCGCAGTGCGGAGAGAGCAGCGATGGTGGTGAAGTCGCCCGTCTCGCCAACGCGATACTGAAGGCCAGCAGAGCTGTCGAGCCGGAACTCGACGTTGCTGTTCAGGTTGCCGTTGTCGTCGGTGAGGTTGTCGACGATCTCGCCAAGCGTCTTGCCGCCGACTTCAGCCTGCTGAAGATAGCGGACGACGTTTTCAAACTCAGTCTGTACTTTGTCCGAGCTGGCGTATTCAAATGCTGCGGTCTGGCGTATGCCTGCCATGGTTTTAGCTCCTTAACTCGACGGCCACGCCGATGATCCTGAAAAGGCCCTTGCCTGAGTAGTTGAAGGTCAGTTGCAGGCCACGGTAGCGATGCTCAAAGGGCCGCAGGTATTGCGCGGAGAGTGGCACAGAGCGACGACCACTGTCGTCCGCCTCTGTGAGCTGGACGGTGATGGCCCCAAGATCGCGCCCGTTCTCGTCTTGAGCCTCGACTTGCAGCTCGCCGTCGCCGAACGCTTGGATCAGGATCGACTTGCTTTGCTTGCGGCTGTCAAAGGGGCCAGTCCACAGCACGGGCGTCTTCGCCGTGAGGGTGGGGGTGTCGGTGTCTTCGTCTTCGATCTTGCCAACGGTGTAGATGCCAAAAGGCGTGCCGACGACAAAGTTGCCGAAGAGGAAGGCGCCGCAGGTGGCGTTGAGGAAGTCGCTGCTTGACCAACGGGTCTGGAGGCCACCCTCGCCAGATACAAAAGTCATAGTCAGGCGCGTGGTCTCACCACCGCCGCCAAGTGGGAAGTAGACGTGATACTGCTGCTCATCTCGGTCGTAGACGGCGGTGATGGTTTCTGGGTCTTCGACCTGCTGGAACAGGCGGCGGTATTCGAGGTCGATGCGCTCGCTGAGCTTGACGACACCGACTTGCAGGCCGTTCTCACTAACGCGGCGCAGGGCGAAGACGCCGGAGCGCGAGCAGTAGAGTAGGTCCGTGCCTGCCTGCTGGATGGTGTTGTGGCTGGCACAGCCGATGCCGACGTTGGTTTCGGTGTCCAGCTCAATGCGGCTGATGTCCGGGTCCATCTGGAAGACGAACACGCGGTCACTGGCGAAGATGACGAGCTTGTCCTGCTCGAAGGAACTGAGGCCAGTGATCTCGTCTGCCGTGCCGAGTAGGTTACGGATGTCGAGCGTGCCAGCGCGCAAGGCGCTTTCGCTGTTGGGGTCCGTGTCGTCGGCGTGCTTGTCGAGGTTGCCGTCTTCGGAAATCAGGATCTTCGTGCTGCTGGACTTGAGGCCAGCGAAGCAGGCGCGGTCTCGGACTGTGGTGCAGTAGGCGGGCAGTTCGGTGTTGAGGTGCGTACTGGTGCTGGTGCGCCAGCGGTTCCCTGTGTAGATCAGCGGCGGGAGGCCACGGACTGCGAAGACCAGCTCGCGGTTGAAGACCGTTGTGGTGGCAATGACGTTCGCTGGGTAGACCGTCTCGCTCTCGATCCCGGTTTCCGAGATGAAGTGCGTGCCGTCGCCGTGGACTTCGGTGTAGGCGATCTGGTCCTTCGAGAAGAAGGCGATGTGTTTGACGCGACTATTGGCTGTCCGGCGGGTGACACCGGCATCGCGAACGATCTGACCACGCTGGTCGCAGAAGCCATTGTTCAGGTCGACTAGCGCTTGGCCCGTGCCTGTGTCCATGTTCACGACATCGCGGCTGGTGTCGAGGCCCGTGAACTGTTCGTAGGCCACAAAGCGCGATTTGTCTGGGCTGTTGGCGCGGGTCGTCGTCATGTAGTTTTATCAAGGCCAGTGTTTTGGTCGGTGGTGGCGGAGTTGCGGGTCTTGTTGGTGCCGCCGTCCCATGGCCGCATCTGGATCTTCGTGTTGCCTGCCGTCTGGCGCCAGAGTTCTTGGTTCATCGTGCGCGCGAACTTGGGGCCATAGGCGCCGACGCGCTCGGAGCCTTGTTGCTCGGCGTAGTAGAACAGAAGGCCAGCCATCATAATGTTGTCGGGGATGGCAGAGCGGTCGGCGAGGCTGGTGTAGTAGGCCGTAGATTGCAGCGAGGTGCTGGCGTAAGGGTGCATGCGCACGTCGTCGACGACCATGTTGGCAAGTTCGACCATCATCGAAAGCGCTTCGGCCTCAACCGTGCTGGCGCTGAAGTCGCCGTAACGGCGGAAGACCATGCGAGACAAGTCTTCAAGACGGCTGGTGGCGCCGTCTTGCAGGTGTGGGGTCAGGCTATCACTCGTCGACACGGACCACGATCCCACCTTGGAATTCGCGACCGGCTTCAAAGTCTGCCACGCTTGCTTGTGGCACCTTGTAGTAACAAGGACCGGGGATTTGCGGCATGGTCGGGCGCAAGCCCATAATCATCAGACGATTGTCGTAATCCTTCGGGGTCATGTAGCGAACAAAAGCTGGCTTGGGCGCTGGCTTTGGCGCTTCCTTTGCAGGCTTAACGTCACGAAGTACCGTCTCTTTGCTTGCCGCTTTGGCTGTCTTGAGGGCCATTCTCTGTCTCCAAAAAGAAAGGGGGCAGTAAGTTGCCCCCTTTTATGAACTGTCGTTACGGAGTTGGCGTCCGCCTTGTTAGGACGCTGCGCGGCTCGACCAGCCTTCGATCACGGCGTGTACCTTATCTTGGGTCAGTTCAAGACCTGCCTCAGTAAGATATTCCGAGATCCGGGTGTCGGCGCCGGGGGACTGACGATCTTCCAGAAGCTGGGTATCGCGACCCTCAAGGTAGCGGTACACAAGGTACGGGAAGTCGACGACGACCATGGCCGTGTCCATGCCGGGGATTTGGCGGAACTGCGGGTGCAGATGAACCATGAGATCCCCCGCAAAAGTAGAATAACGGGTCAAGTTTACGCCGTATGCGCCTTCTACTTGCGTTGGCTGCCAACGATCCTTGCCGATCTGCTGGAGGTGGTTTGCGACCTTAGCGCCGACGAACGCGATCTTGCTGTTGGAGCCAAACTTGAAGATCGTCTCGGTCAGCAGAAGATCGAATTCTTCCTCAGTCATCTTGGTAGCGTTAGCGTTCACGCCAGCGTTAGCCTGAGAAATGTCGTACTTGTTGGTCAGGGAGTTCATCAGACCGCCGGTGGTGCGCAGTGGCTGAGCAGCAGTGGAGGTGTCTTCGGTCTTGATGCCGAAGAACATCGCACGCTCGATGTCAGACATGTGCATTTTCAGCGCTTTGACGCGGCTCTCATCTTCTTTGTCCCCGGTCCTCAAGTAGGTCGACTGCATGGTGCCAGTGACCGAGAACGAGGTACGGAAGATTTGCAGGAAGTTCGAGACCATGACGGCATCGAAGCTAACGCTGGTTGCGACGTCCGCACCTTCCTGAGCCGCAAAGCCTGCGATGAACAGGTCGTCGTCGTCCAGAATGGTGTGGGTGGTGGAGCCGATGTTACGAGTAACAGTCAGGCCAGTGCCGGTGGTGTCGGCGGTTGCCCGCATTACTTCGCCGGTGCGGCTGTTGACGATGATCGAGCCTGCGATTGCAAACTTGTTTTCGTCGTCAGCATCCACGGTCAGAGAGGTTACGTTGGCGGCAATAGCGCCGCCGGAAGTGTCCATGTTGATCTTCATCCGGCGTTCTGGGAGTTCATCACGGAACAGACGGATTTCGGGGTCGTTGGAACTCTCGGAAGAACCCATAGCAAGCAGCGCATTGAGGGGTGCATTTCCGTTAGGTTCAAGGAGAGAAAACAACTCACGGTAGTTACGTGGACGGAAAGTTTCGTTAAACTGACCGGTGCCGCGCAACCCTTGGATTGGGGTAGACATAGCAAAAAATCCTCAGAAGGGAGGTTATGTAGGAAGGGTGTCAGCTCGCGGAATTACCGTCGCGAGGTAGTACGCATCTGGGGCCGAAGCGCCGCGTATGGGGGTGTTATAAGGTGTACACCCCCATACTGTCAAATTTTAACCAAAACGGCGGGTCATTGCGGCATCCGTCAGCTTGTCCAACGTGGTGGCTGGGGCTGTGTCCGCTGCTTCGGCGGCACCGCTACCGGCGGTGTTGCCCATCGTGCCATTGAAGTTAAAGGCCTGACGGCGCTGGGCCGCTTGGCGCAGGCGCTCCATCTCTGGCTGGTTGCGCATGTTCGCGAAGTCGGACATGGCGCGGTCGGCGAGGGCGGGGTCCACGAAATCGTCGGTCGTGTAGCCGCGCTCGTAGATGTAGGCCAAGAAGTCATTGGCCATCTCAGGGCTTTGGCTGCCCAAGTGCCGCTGAGCTGCCGTGTCGATGTTCTGACCAATGCGCTGCTGCATGAGCTGGGCACGGTCGACGGCTTGCGCTTGGCCAGCCTGACGGGCAGCGTTTGCTACGCCTTGGCTCTGGGCTAAGAGCTGCTGCATCATCTGCTGCATTTGGGCAAGCTGCTGGCTGGTGGCGTCTTTGTTGGCCACAAGTTCGCGATAGCCCGGTGGGAGTTGTACGGCGTTTTGCTCCTCGTACTGGCTGAGCATGTCGCCGCTGACGATCTCGTTTGGCGCTTCGCGCGTATCACCCTGTTGGGTGGCGTTCGGCTCGTTTGATTGTTGGCCCATGGTCGGGTTGTGTTGCTTGGCCTTGAGAGCGGCGATGATTTCGTTGTTCATAGCGTCGGCGTCGATGCCCGTGCGCTCCATCAGTTGGCTGACGGTGTCGATGACCGGCTTCATTTGGCTGTGCTTGAAGTTGAGGTCACGGTAACGCTCGAAGGTGCCAGCGATCTGCTTGTCAGTTAGCTCGCGCTCGCTGTCGCCGATCTTGATCTTGTAGAGGGCAGACAGCTCTTCGTTGCTAACCGGCTCTGCTGCTGGCTCGGTGATCTTGTCACCTTCGGTTTCTGGCGCTGCTGCCTTTTCGGTGGCTTCGCGCTTGTCGGTGGGGGTTTCTTGCTTAGGAGCGAGGCCTTGGGCTTCGTTCACGCGGTCGATTAAGGTGTCAGCCATGGTTTATTCTCCAGCCTTGGCGGGGTTCGCATGCGCTTCCATTGGAAGTTCGTTGGTCAGTTGCGCAATGCGACGTTGGGGGAGGTCGATGACCATCGCGGCGGCATCTACGCGGCCACGTCTCCAATGGAGTTCTTCGTTGCTGATGTCCGGGGTTTGACCCAGATTAACGACAGCGGTGTACATCTCTCGCTTCATCACCGTGACGAGGTCTAGCCAGCCGGGGTGCTTGGCCAGATCTTCGAGAGCCTTGAGTTTGTTTCGGATGTCGCGTTCGCTCACATCGCACCTTTCTTGTCTAGGCCAAGCAGGCTCCGGTAGTCGTAAACCGGGCAGTCGCGCAGGGCGACCTCACTGTGGCCATGGAACGTGATGTTGCCTTCGTAGGCTTGGTTGATCTCATCACAGAAGCGCTTGAGGGCACGGAGCTGGATCTTGCCGAAGTCGTCCTTGCCGTGACCGCCGCCGTGCAGGGCGATAGCGATGCTGCCCTTGTTGTGGCCCTTCTGGGCTGCGGGAATGCGCTCGATGTCTCGGCCAACGCTGATGCTGCCGTCTCGATGTATCATGTAGTGATACCCCACGTCGGACCAGCCACGGCCCTCGACATGCCACTTGCGCACGACCTCGATGTCATCGTGATGGGGGTAGGAGCTGGCGGTGCAGTGCAAGAAGACGCGGCTGACGTAGCGGGTCGGCTTGACGAACACGCTAGGTGATGGCGAGGCCGCCTGCGAGAGCGAAGCCAATGAACTGAGCAATGACTGCACCAATGACCACCATGATAACTTTATTGGCATTTGCGTTCAGGCGCTCCTGCGCGGTTTTGATGTAGCCGAGGTCTTGCTTCATCACGGCCAGCTCGATTGTAACGGTGCGGATGTCGTCGTGGTCGGAGCGCAGCTCGTCTACGTCCTTGCGTAGCTCGGCTACTGTGATCTCGATGCTCGTCAGCCGACTTTCGACGTCCATGGGGTAGGCTCCGTTAAGGGGTATGCCGGATTGTAGGGGCGCGGTTTTTAAGTGTCGTCCGGGTTAGGCGATTGTGATGACAATGGCGCCGCCGTTGCCAGCGTAACCGCCGCCGCTGTAGGCTAGACCCACCGCAGAAGAGGGTCTGAGGGCGTGGCCGCTTTCAGCAGGCGTCGTATTGTCGTTGTTCTGGCCAACGAGCTGCCCCGCAGTCGTGTAAGTTGTGCTGCGATAGCCAGAACCGCCGCCACCACCGCCTGCGCTTGATCCATCGTTTCCGCCCCCGCCGCCGTAGTAGCCTCCGCCGCCGCCGCCTCCAGAGCCGTAGGCGGTACTTAGTGACTGGCCATCACCGCCGCCCCCTCGACCGCTGGCGCCGTTGCCCGCGCCACTGATACCTGAACCGCCAGTGCTCTGGGTTCCGCCACCCCCTAAATTACTAAGGCCATTGCTTCCGGGGTAGCCTGCGCTGCCCCCGCCTGTGCCGCCGTCTTCGTAGCTCGCGCTAATGCCGCTGCCGCCTCCGCCACCGCCTGCAATTAAGATGGGGGTGCTTGTTCCAGTTCCGAGGAACAGACCGCTACAGCCGCCACCCCCACCGCCTTGACGGGTCGGGAAACTGCCGTCTCTGGTTCCAGAGCCGCCGTATCCATACGAACTGCCGTTGTTGCCGGGGCTGGTGTGTCCCCCAGCTCCGCCACCGCCGTAGCCCCCATCCATGGTGTTGTTTGCGCCGAAGGTGTTGCTATGACCACAGCCCCCGCCAGCAACCAGTAGCCGGTATTGGGTGCCAGCCTGCAAGGTCAGTCTGCCCCGCGCAAAACCTGCCCCGCCGCCGCCACCAACGCCACCGGCACCGGCGCCGCCCCACATGTAGACCCAAACGTCGATGGCGCCGGGGGCTGTGAGCGTAATCAGGCTGCCCGTGCGGGCACCTTGTCGGTCGGTGCCATTGCCAACGACGTAGTTGGAACTGGTCAGGTAGTGGTTGACGCCGTTAACAACGATGATCTCGTCGTCACTCAAGTCGTTTGTCACAGTGACAGCAAGGTCGAGATCGGACTGACCCGCTGGGTTCGTGGCGCGAATGGTCACGTCATAGATGTTGTTCGTGCCGCTGTCCGTGGGCGCTTCGTAGTCGGGAGCGGTGATAAAGCTCAGTGTGCTGCCAGAGATCGTGAACTTGGCTGCATCGGCGCCACCCACGATGCTGTATTGGGTAACGTAGCCAGCATTGAGCGTGGTGACCGTCGTATTGTTCTCTTGCATGCTGACAAATTGGCTCGTCACCCAGTAGGGCGGCATGAAGACGGACGTGCTGAAGGGCGCGTTGAAGATTGGCATTGTCAGACCGTCGCGGTGCTGATCGCTGAGATGACGAGGGTGGCAGTGTTAGGCGAGCTGCCTGTCTCCAAGACGAAGCCGCTGTAGACCAAGATGTTGCCTGAGTTGCCGCCGGGTTGGAGCAGTGTGCCGTCTGGCGCCTTTACAGTGAGGGTGTAGTTCGCGTCGTTTTGCAGGGTGGCTTGGGTCTCCGTGCCATCCTCCTTCACCGCGATGGTGAAGGGCTGCATCGTGGCTGCGAGGTGCGCGTTCTGTATGGTGAGCGTGTTGCCCCCAGCCAAGTCCCAGACGTGGTTGTTGCTGGCGGTGAGGTCGAAGGACGTCCCGCTGGTCGAGTTCCCGACTGCAACGCCGCTAAGGGTGAGGTCGTTAATCGTGGCGTCTAAGCCGCCCACGAAGTTGGCGATGTTGCTGGGCGTCGCGTTGAGGTCGTTGGCCACCGTGGTGATGGCGCTGGTCGCCGCTAGCAGGTCAGTGCCAACGGCGTTGACGTTCGCTATGTTGTCAGCGGTTTGAGTGATCTTGCTGCTCGCGCCAAGGTCAAGATCATCGGCGATGATCGTTACGTCGAGGCCAGCACCAATCTGGCCGGAGACTGTGTTGACGGCGGCGATGGCGCCGCCAACCGTGTTGACGTCCGCGATGTTGTCGGCGGTTTGCGTGATCTTCGAGCTAGCCCCAAGATCTAGGTCGTCTGCTACGACGGTGACGTCACCTGTTGGAGTGAGCTGGGCGGCCACAGTGTTGACGTTTGCGATTGAGCCAGCGGTTGTGTTGACGTTCGCGATGTTTGTGTTGACCGCCGCAATCTTCGAGCTGCCACCAAGGTTGAGATCGTCGGCTACGACCGTGACCGCTTGGTTGGTCCCAAGGTTGTCGCTGACCGTCTCGATCTTGCTGGGCGTGGCTTGGAGGTCCGTCGAGACAGCGATGAAGCCTGCGTCTTGGAGGACGTCGTCTCGGGCGTCTCGCACGTCTTGGAGGATGCCAGCCGAGTTGGTGGTGATGAGCTGGGTGCTGGCGCTGCCGGTGAAGTCGCCGACTGCGCTGAAGGCGCCCAAGTCGGCCTTAACGATGTAAAGGTCGAGGTTCGTGCCATCGTCTACCGTGACGAGGTCGAGCGCATTGTAAGCCGTGCCGGTGGCGAAGGTGCCCCGGTCGTTGAAAAAGCCAATCAGGTCTTGGAAGGCGGCGTTGTCGTCGGTGCGATACTGGAGCTTGGTCTGGCCGCCGGTCTGGTCGATGCGGAACTCGGGCAAAATGTCTTCGGGCGCGAAGTTGCCGCTCGCGTCGAACAGGTCGCCCATCAGTTGGGCGAGCGTGCGGTTCCCGATCTCAGCGTTTTCGAGGTAGGTGTCGATGCTGTGGCTGCCTGTCTTGGCAGACTTGAAGACGATTTGTTCGAGGCGGGGACGGGTCTGGGCCATGGTAATCTCGCACTGGTGTGGTGCGAGATTACTGAGACGTGGGGACAGTGTCGTCCGCGTTAGGCGGTAAGCTTCTTGCTGGCGGTGATGCGGCCCCAAAGGCCAACGACAGCGGCTGCTACAGTGATGACCTCAAGGATCATAGAGCTGATCTGGTCCTCGAACGGGCCGAGGTCGATGCCGGTGCCGCGAAGGGCGACGCTGAGCAGCATAATCAGGGTGGCCCATACTGTTTTCGAGGCCCACCATGCTTTCGTGTCGGTCATGTTTTTCTTCCTAAGTTGTCAGGAAACACGACCGTAGAAGGGCCGGGTGGGGCTGTCGTCCGCGTTAGAGCTTGCTTTGATAGTGTTCCGCTAGTGACAGCACGCCGGTCGTGGGGATGGCGTCAGCGCCGGGTATCTCTTCCGCGAAGGCCATGTAGATGTAGGTGTTGCCCGTATAGTTCAGGCCCGCATTCCCGCCCCGAAGAGTGAACCCGCTGTCGTTAAAATCAACGATCGCGTAAGCGTTGCTGTCCTCCAGTGCGAAAGAATTGGCTCGCAGACGTGTTGTGGTGCTGTTGTCAGGGTCTCTGGCGTTGTCAACGATGATCCAATCATCAGCACTGGTAGCGCGTTTAAACATGATGAACGCAGGGCGGAACCCGAGTGCGATGTAGTTATTTTCAGAGGCGCTGGTCGTGCTAGAGGCTGACCCGCTGTAGCTGCCTATCTTGGAGAAGCCGGGAACCGAGTGGAAGCAGTAGGCTATATGGGCAGTAGCACGATTTACCTCATCTCTATCACCTAATGTAATAACTGAAGATGATGGAGTGGTACTGTCCCACATATTTAATGATGTATTTACACCAGCAGTTGACTCTAGGAACAGTACAGCATTTCCTCCTCCTAAACCACTATGATAAACTGCCCAGTTATCAGTAGTATCTGTATCTTTAACAATAATCATGTCAGGAGCAGAACCTAAACCGTGACCAACTGTTGCTCCAGCCGTCTCATTTCCCGTGTATTCAACAACCGAGAACCCTGCCGCAGTGTTGGCGCTCACGGTGCTGGTGATCGAGCCGGTCGGGTTGGAGACGCCTGCGCCACCTGCCTTAAGGCACCATGCAACGTAGTCCTTGCCCGATGTGTTAGTGCGCTGAAGGGCACCAATAGTGAAACCATCCGCGTCAAACGATTTTAAACTGTTCGCGTTGGTTTCTTCTGGGTCGGTGTTATCGGTTTGAAGGTACTTAGTAGCGCCGCGCACCGCGTCAAAGACCATGTGGTTTGAGCCAGTGTCTACGTTGTCGTCCCGGTTCTTAAGCCAAACAAGGCCCGGTTCAAAACCTACGCCCGTTATGCCTCGATTTGTGCCGTTGTCGCCCGCCCATGTCACAGCCTTGAACGCCGGAGTACCCGCCCCGGCTTCCACCAGTGACCGCCCGGTCATGCCGCCCCAGCGCCGTGTGGGTCGTGTGGTGGGGGGGGAGGTGGTGTAGAGACCCACGAAACCCGAAGGCGGCTGGTGGTAGAACTCGCCGTTGCCGTCAGCGTCGGTGTATGGGGTTGTCAGTGCCGATTTTTGTCCAGCAAAGGTGTGGTCTTGACCAAAGTTGAGGATGGCTTGGGTTTTACGAGTGGAACTGGCCGAGAAATGACCGATAAATGGGATGTAGGTTTTCCCAGAAGTCAAAGTCCCATAGCTACTCGCTGCCGTCCCTGTCCCGGGATCACCATCTACCCAAGTACCGTCCACGGAGAACCATATTTCTCGGGTGTCAGCGTCAAACGCCACACCAAATACGTCGTTCGCAGACGTTGCTTGAAGCGTTGACGTTGCGGCAGCGGTATCGATCAGCACCCGCCCATCAAACAGAAGCATCCCGCCGACATCGTCGTCAAGCGGGTTATTCGAAGTTTCCGTTAACTGCTCAATGTCGGTATATGTCCAGCCAACAATCCCATGCTTTGAGTTGTTCGTTGAGCCGTCGTAAAGGCACTCGAAGTACCATTTACCTGTCGTCTTAGACAAGGTAGCTGCAACGTAGTTCTCTTTGTTTGGCGGGCAGTAATATTTTAGGTTGCCTTCCGAAAGAACTTCACCAGTTAAGCCTCCTCTAAAGTCGGGGTCCAACGTAGCAAACCGCAGGTTCGGACTGTCAATCAACTGGTCGTGGGTCGCAATGCCCGTCACGGAGAAGTTGTTGGCAGGGTTGTTGCCCGACACATCGGTGCCTAGAGCCGACGCTGTGTTGTTGTCGGCAAAATCCAGATAAAAACCGTTGTTGCCGTAGGTAAGACCAGTCACTTCTTTGGGATACCAGACCCCGCCCACCAACTCGCCGAATTCAGTTGGGTCATATGTTGTACCGTCGATGAAGTGGACTTCGGCTAGTTGGCCGTTGAAATAATTCTGCGCAGCATGACCATCTCTGCCAATATGGAGGTCATAGCCGGAAGCGTTGATATAGGGCCAACTTGCACCAGAGCTGTTAGTTGGAGGTTCAATCGCCGGAACTTGGCCGTTTATATAAACCGAAATTGGATCCGTTGAAACGACAATGTGCGTCCATCCATCCGCGACGGTTACCGTATCTGTGGTGTATACTCTGCGGTACCAAACACCATTTTGACGGTTTCTAATTCTTAAAGTATCATTATTAGCAATCGCAATCTGGTTGTAATTGCTTGAATTGGATCCTGCTGCCAGTAACATTTGTTCGGGCGTACCCGATCCGCCGCTATTCGCCGATCTTTTAACCCAACAAGAAAACGTCCAAGTGTTGCTGCTCGTCGGCGTCCCCTGAGGAAACTTCATGTAATCCGCCGACCCGTCCAGCCGCAGCGAGTGGTCAATCGCGTAGCCCGCCCCGTCACCGCCGAGTGACCCGAGGTTTGACACGCCGGGACGCGGTGCACTGCTGACCAACGGGCTGGCCCCGATGATGCCGCCGATGTATTGGTTCTTGCGTGTCATGGGTTAGGTGTCCGAGCTGCTGACGATTTCCTCGTAGGACACAAGCACGTTCACGTCAGCGCCCGTGCAGAAACAGTCGATGGCCTCTCCCGCATTGACGTAAACAGGGCCACTGAGAACGTCCAAAGACGCGCCGACAGGAATGGTCACAGCGTTGACGAAAATGACCTCGTCACTGGCATTGGAGGTGTCGGGGTCAAACTCTAAGCTGACAACTGCGTCAGCCGAGCCGACGTTGGCCACAATCAACGTGTTTATCTTGCGCGTGGTGTACGTGTACGGCGTAGACACTGTTTGGTTAGCCACACCAGTGACTACAGCAAGACCGCTGCCAGTGGCATTGTAGGTCGCAGTAGGCACTTCCTTTGCTTCCGATGCGCCTTGCAGGTTGTTGACTAACGTGATGTTTGGCATGGGTCTATCCTTAGAAAACGATGCTCATGGCGATGGCGAAGCCCGTGCTTGCGCCCGTCGATGGCGTGGAGAACTCAAGTTCTGCCGTTGTAACGCCTGTTTGCCCATCGACCGATGGAGCAGCCTTGACGGACAAGACCTGACCTACCGATGCCGGGGCTGTCCGGGGCAACCGCAGGACCGTGTTGTCGCCGCTGGCGTCGTGAACCGGGCCTTCGAGAATGACGTAGTGGTTGTTGTTCCAGCAGTTGTACTGGATCGCGCCTGCGGCTGCCGAGCCGTCACCGTTCGCCAAGAAATCCTGAGAGGCCACTTGGTTCGCGCCGAAGTCGGCGGCTGCATTCGTAAACGCAATGTTCTGGCTGGAAAGGTCGAGGAAAGCGCCGCCGTCGTTGCCGCTGGCCGAGACGCTGTTGTTGGCGTCGGCGCTGACAATAATCGAGCCACGGAGGTCGTCTTGGCTGGCAAGGTCAATCTTAGTGGCGTTGGCCCAAGTGTTGGTCGTGGTGTTGACCGCCGTTACCTGCCAACGCCGCCAGCCATTGCTGCCAACCGTGCTGTCGGATTGAACGTGAACGATGTCGCCGACGCTTAGGTTGGTGAGCGCGTCTCGGGCCGTGTTGTCCGCAACCACAATCGGATCTGGGAGGCCAGCGATCTGGTCAGCCAAGGCCTTGCCTTGACTGGCCGCCAAGACGTCCGTGTTGCTGGTGCTGCTCAAGTTGGCAACAGGCTGGCTCATCTCGAATTGCGTGCCTGCGCCGTTGGCGCGCAGGAAACCGCCACTTACGGTTGGCGACGGGATGTCAGCGCCGATTTCGGCGAAGCTGGCGGCCTCGTAGCCGCCGCTGCCTGAGTTGAGTGAGCCGTTCCACTTGAGGCCATCGCCGTCGGTGATGGGGTCCGTCACGTCAAGGTCGGAAAGCTGGGTGACGTTGCTGCCCGAGCTGACAGCGGTCGGCACCCACTTGGTGGAGGCGTGGTCGTAGTTCAGGCTGTAGCCGTCTTCGGAAGACGTCAGCGTGCCAAGGTTCGTGTCCGTCAGGCCATCGAGCGAGACGGTGTCGTTCAGCACACTGTCCATCAAGTTGCGCAGCGAGGGGCTGGCATTGATCTCAGTGGCGACGTCTTGCACGTCCTGCATGTTGGTGGCCACCGCGTTGATGTTCGTCGCGTTGGAGGCGACGGACGTCAGGTCGGTTAGCGTTGGCCCCTTGGCGCTCTTTCCGAAGTCAGTCATCAGGCATCCCTTTCAATGACGTCAATATGAACCGTCACCGAGTTGTTGGCGTCCGCCTTGAGGTGGATCTCGTCGCCTTGGTTGAGGACCATCGTGGTGCCGCCGGGAGCCAAGTCGCGGCCCGCCTTGCCTTGGATCGTGTCGTCTTGCTGGAGGACGTACTCGTTGTTGGCGCTGTCGATGATCTTGATGCTGTAGACGCGGTCGGTGTTGTTCGTGTCCGTGTTCACCACGCGAAGGCCAGTGAGGAGGGTGGACTTGTGTGTGGCTGGGCTGGTGGTCGGGCTGGTGCCGGGGGCCAAGTAAACTTGGCCAAAAGTGGTGCCGGAGTTTGTGGCGCGGACTGCTTTTAGTGTGGAGGCCATGGGTCTAACTCAACAATAGTGGGCCGACGACCAAGATGTCGTCGAGGTCGGTGGCGATTGCTTTGTTGACCAGCGTGCCGTTGTTAACGGCAGTGGCCGTGTCCTGAATGGCGCTGATGTTGCTGGCCAAGGTCTGGACGTTGTTCGTGGGGCTGATCTCACCGGCGAGCGCAGCGAGGTTGGCGGAGCTGAGCTGGCCAACGGTGCTGATGTCGTTCAGAGCTGTTGTGTCGCCGAGATTGTCGATTTCTGTCCGCAGGTTGTACAGCGCGTCGATCTCTGTCGTGCGGTCGCCAAGCGCGTCTAGCTCCGTTGTGATAGCGGCAAGGGCCTGAAGGTCTGCGAGGATGTTGTGCAGCTCGACCAGCTTGTTGACCATGGCCGTCGTGCCAAGGTTGTCGATGTAGTCGGCAGTGGTGTCTTGCGGGCTGTTGGTGCTGCTGGTGTCAGTCTGGTTCAGACGGTCGATGGCGGCACTGGTGGTCGCGTCACCAAGAGCGTCGATGGCGTTTGCGCGGGCCGTGCTGGCGCCAAGCGTGTCGATTGCTGCGGCGCGGCTGGCGCTGTTGCCCAAGATGTCGATGGCTGCGGCTGTGACGGTCGAGCCAAGGTTCCCGATCTCAGTGGCGATGTTCCGCAGGTTGGTCAGGCCCGTGACGGCGTTGGCGTCGTTGCCCAGTGTGTTAAGGCCCGTGATCGCGTTGCTGGTATTGTTGGCAGCGTAGCTGTCCCCGAAGGCTTCAAGCGCCGTCCGGTTGGCTGCGGGGTTGGCAAGGTTCTGAATGTCGGTCAAACGGGCGACGAGATTGGTGAAGTCGGGGTTGTTGATGGTCGCATCTTCGGCGTCGTCTCGGGCCGCCTCCGCGTCGAGGACGGCTTGGTCGAGCGCTGCGGTGGACAGCGTAGCAGCATCAAAGATCTCAACGACATCACCGGCTGTCTCGCCAGCGTCAAACTGGCTCTGGCTCTGGTACTGGATCTCGGTGTTGCTGATGTACAGCTTGCTACCCACCGTGAAGATCGACTGACTGGGGTAGGCTGTGGCCATCGGGAAGCTGGTGATCGCGTCGCGACCGACGATGACGCGGAAGTCGAGGTCTTGCCAGCCGGTGTTGGCGTCCGTGAACGTGCCAACGCGGAACTGAAGAATGCCGTTGTTCGTGCGGAAGGCGAAGATGTCAGAGCGGAACGTGCCGTTGGCGCTCGCGTCAAACAAATCGGACAGCAGCGAGGCTATCGTGCGGCTGCCGATTTCAGCGCTCTCCAAGTAGGTGTCAATGTTGTGACTGCCCGTCTTGGAGCTGGTGAACCGTATCTGTTCTAAGCGTGGGCGCGTTGGCGTCGCTGGCATCGTTTACTTCCTGCTTTTCGTGCCGGAGCACTTCCACCGCTTGCGGCTTAGGCGGAGAGGCGAGTTGGGGTCTTTCGCAGCCTTTGGGTGGCGCTTCATCTGGCCAGCGGATCGACTGCAATAGCTGTCTCCTTTCTTGCTGCCCGGACGCACGCGAGGGCCACCATCCTTGGCTTTCCCGGCTTGGCCGTAGGAGACCTTCTTGCCAGAGGCCGTGATCTTAACCTTGGCCTTGCCCTTAGCTGGTTTGCGGCTGGGCATCGCTACTTCTTTTTGCTCGGCTTGGGCTTGATCTGCTTGGCAGGAGACTTGCCCATGAACGGCTTGAACTTCTCGTTGCCGGAAGCCTTCTTTCCTTTTTTGTGCATCTACTTCTTCCTTGTCTTCTTCTTGCCCGAAGGCGTGGTGGACCAGCTAATGCGCTTGCTGGAGGTTTTCTTGGCGGCGTTGCTCTTCTTCTCTGAGCTGGACATCTTTGCAGCGACAGCCTTGGGCCGACATGCAGGGTAGCTTTTTCGCTTCTCGCCCTTCTGTCGCCCACAGGGCTTTCCGGTTTTGACATCGACCCACTTCTCTCGGTGCCATTTTCGGAGGCCTCCGCTGTAAGCCATTACTTCTTGCTCTTTGACTTCCAGCCGCCGCCCATGGCCTTGTAGCGCTTGGCTGCGTAGCTGTTGCTGTAAGCGGAAGGATGTACCTTGTACTTACGCTTGGCTTCGGCCTGCGCTTTGGCCCATTTGCTGGGGCTGGTGGGGACTGGTTTGCTGGCCATGACTACTTTTTCTTCTTGCCGTAGCTGACCTTCTTGCCGGACTTCTTGGCGGCGGCTTTCGCCTTCTTCATTCCAGCGGCGGTGTAGGCGTACTTCTTTCCGTTAACCATTGGCATTTGGCTGCTCCTTACAAGCTGAGTTTGCGGGCCAGACGGGTGATCTGGGCGCGCGTCAGGGTGGCGGGGTCCACGTCCAGCTTTTTGTCGACGTCGGCTTTGAGTTGAGCCATCTCGCGGGTCATCTTCTCAATGGCGTCCTGCGTGGCGATGACGTGCTGCTGAACCAAATGCTTGAGGTCCGACTGCTCCTTTCGGATGGCAGCCAAAGCCTCAATGATGGCCTCGCGTGTGGGAACGTCCGCACGGCGCAAATAAGCGTTCAGCTTTTTGTTGTACTGAGGGTCTAAGTGGCTCATCGGCGGGCCTCACTCATTGGGATTAGGTTGCCGCGCTCGACTTGGCGCTGGACGTCTTCGTTGGGCATCGTCTTGCCAGTGGCGCCACGGTCTGCTTGGGCCATGGCCATTTGCTGGCTGGGGGACATGCCTTGTGCTCGGGCTTCCTCGCTGATGCGGAAACGGTCGAGGTCGCTGATGCCCATCGAACGGATGGCCTCTTCGGCGATCTGGCCGACGTCGTACTCCATCTGAAGGCCGGTCTGGTTCATGACTTGGATCATCGACATCCAAGTCTCGGCGTTTCTGGTGGGTTCGAGTGGGAGTGTGCCGTCAATCACCAAGTAGTCGATGTCGCCCGTGACCATCTGGCTGTCGAAGTCCAGATAGCCGTCTTGGGTCAAGCTCGCGAGCTGCTGCGGCATGGACGTGGGGTCCATGCGGATGCTGCCCTTGGCCTCAAGGCTGTCCTGAATGTTGGCCACCATCATGCGCACCATCGGGCGTAGGGTTGTGGCACTGGCGAGACGCGCTAGGACGCCGAGCCTTTGGCTCCCAAGCTGGGTGAGCCTCTGGATTTCGGTCGCGGTACGGACGTCTGGTGTAGGTACGCCTTGCTGTGCATCGGAAGCGGCGCTTACGCGCTGCTTGAGTTCGTTGAGGTTGCTGATGTCGCCGAGGTGGCTTCGTGTGACGTCGGGAACCTGCGCGATAAATATGCCATCTCCGGGGTTGTTGCCGGGGAGCGTGCGGACGATCCCCCACGGGTTGCGGTCAATCAGATCGGGGATCATCACCTTGGTCGGATCGGCGAAGATCAGGTTGTTGAGCGCGGCGGAGATGTTGTCGATGCGCGAGCGAAGCAGGTAAGTGCTTATGTCGTGCATGGGCATAAGGAGGTCATAAAGACTTTGCCCGTAATGCTTGTGTACGTCGTGGTACAAGCCGCCGATGACCCACGGGT